AACTTGATTGACTTCGAGGCGTACTACTCTGGTTTCTAGTTGGTCTGGCATGGTTATTATTTATTTTCTAATGTAAATGGAAACATTTTTAATTGTTCGGTATAGAGCAATTGGGTCATTATGCAAGCCAAGGCAACGGTGGTGTAATGATTGGTGGGTTGGCTAAAATAATAATTTGATTATCCAAGTTAGTCTGAATAGACGCAACTTGTTCAGCACCCATCGCTTCTTGAACCCAAGCTACTATTTGATTTTTAGTTAACTTGTCGTATGGCGTAAATAAAGATTTTGAAATGTAAGTTAATGATTGTGTTCCATAAACTGTAGAATTATAAGTTCCATCGGTTCCATTGACACGCCAATGAACATTAGAAACGACATTTGATTGCCCCTCAGCAGAAGGGATGCAGTCTAAAGAATCTATTACCCACGTATAAATATTTGTCATTTTTATTCCTTAAATTATGCTGGAGCTACTGTTGTAATTGTTCCTGAACCACCCCTAAACTTTAAAACACCTGCTTCTACATACAAAATACCGCCAGTAGAAAAAGTTGAAGTAGGAGGTGTAGATGGTGGCAACACAAGAACGCCAGCACCACCAAAAGAAGAATTTGAGTTTAATAACAAGTTACCAGTAAAAGCACCTACATTATTAATAAACTGAGTTCCTAAACCTGTATTACCAACAACGCTAGGTGTTCCTAAGACTTTAATAGCTGGTGTTATATATACACCAGCAAAACTGTTGCCAACATAAGAATTATTAGAAGGAATATTTCCAGCGTTGTATTCTTCAATGCCATATGCAGCATTGCTTCTTGGGCCATCATTCTCAAAAGTATTTCCTGCAATGACATTTCCATTTGGAGTGTAAGCATTTCCACCAATTAAAATATCAGAAACATAAGTATTTGAAGCATTACCATCATAAAAATTATTACCAGTAATTGTCCAACCAATAGGGTCTATTGTTCTAATTCCTTCTTTTTGCATATAAAAGAAAGTATTTCCTGTAACAACAGTAGCAGTTACAGCAGTAGGAGCATTGATTCCAATACCAGTAACTACACCACCGTTATTACCATCAAAATAATTGTTGTTAATTCTGATTTGATTGCAAGTTCTTGTAAAGTAAATACCACCGTTGTATTGGCTAGGAATAATTCCCATTGAATTTACAATTTGAATATCTCCACAATTATCAATTTTAATAGCAAAAGCTCTATTAAAGCCCCAATGCCAACCGCCTTTAATAACACTATCGCTAATGTTTTGCAGATAGATTGAGTTGTTTTGAATAAAACAGTCTGTAATTTCGTTTACATAAGCTGTTGCGGCGCCGCCTGAATCAGGTCTATAAAACCAAATACCACCTACATTGGTGGCTGAATATCCTGTGCTTGCAGATGCAATATGAACACGAATAATTTTACATACATTAGGGTTATTTAAAATAACATCATATTTAGTTTTTGTTCCTGATACAGAGTTATTAATAAATAAATCTTGAATAACAATTCCACTAGCAACAGTCGATGTTGTGGTTGTGCTAGTTGTAAATACGGTAATGTCTGTATTTGCAAGTAATTGACTAGAATCACCAACGCCTTGAACAGTTACATTATTTGGAATGGTAATAGCCGAAGAAACTAAATAAACTCCAGCGGGGATATTTACGCAGCCGCCTGAAGTTAAAGAACTTACAGCAGCTTGAATAGCTGCGGTATCATCTGTTGTTCCATCGCCTTTTGCACCAAAATCTTTAACTGAAATTGAATCGGTTAATTTTTCATAGATAGTTCTGTTTATAGCACCTGATGGCGTTGTCCCACCATTTTTTAAATCAAATTTTGGAATTAATGTTGTCATAGTTAGCCTTAATTAAGTAAGCCCTTTAGTGCCTGAAAAGTGCATATATACAAATATATCGCTACCTGAAGCAGATATGTCAGTTAAACGAATTACGCCAGCGCTAGGAGATGTAATAGTAAATAATGAAGCGCCGCCACTACCATTTTGAGTTACTAAAGGCGTTGCAGTAAAAGTAGTTCCATATCCAACTAAAGCGTATACAGTATGTGTAGCTTGTGGAGCATAATTTCCTCTAGTAGTGCAAACAGATAAAATTCCAGCCCACGCACCAGCATTGCCAGCATAAGTAGAAGTATTAATTGTTAAATCTAAAGTACCGCCAGCAGCAATATCACCAGAAGTTTGAATTCCTAATGCAGAACCCAAAGCTAACTGACCATTAGTAGTTTGAAAAGGCGCAACAGAAGTTCCAATTAATATATTTTTATTTACATTAAGGCTACCCGCCCCTGAGTCTGTGGTGTTACCTAAAGACATACCACCAGAAGGAAAAATATATTGCGCTACTTGAGTTGCGCCGTTAGTTAAAAAAGCTAAACCATATCCATTTAAACTACCAAAATAACTGTAATTATTTGGTACGCCATATATGTTAGTGCTTCCAGTATTGTTAAATCCCATTACGGTGTTTTGAACACCTGTTGTTGTGCAATCAATATATCCGTCTGCTCCAGCAGCAACTGTTCTAAGTAATCCACCAGATACGTTAAAATTTGTACCAGTCCATGTAAGATTAGAACTTGTAGCTAATGCTGAAGTGGAGCTTGCAAAAACAAGACCATTAGCAGTAAAAGATGTAAGTCCAGTACCTCCATATCCTGTACCTACAGTTGCGCCATTCCATGTAGCAATAGTAATAACACCAGTGGATGATAATTGCATCAACTTAGTATTGGCTACACCAGCATTATACCATTGGAAACCATCGCCAGCAAAAGCACTAAAACGACCAAAGCCAGTAGCATAGTCCATTACTAGACCATCGGCAGGAGGTGTTGCAGTAAATGTATTTGTTGTGGCTAAACCAGCAGAAGTAGTTAATTGACCTGTAATTGATTGGTCAGCAGTAAAAGTATTTGCTTCATCTAATTTAGGAAAGTCATTAAGATTTGCACGAACTAAGCGAAGAGATACTACTGCACCTGAAGCAAAAATAGTTCCTGTAGTTCCGTCTTGACCACGTACAATAGTAAATGTAGTTCCTGATACTGCAGTTACTTTAACAATTTCAATAGTTGTCTGAGTAGCTGCATCAGCTAATGTGCAATAGAAATATTGCGAACCTGTAGGAACAGGAAAGCCTGTCGCAGATGTAACAACCATTGAAGTTGCCACAGCAGTAATACCACCATTTAAAGTAGTATTACAATTGTTTGCGAAGAGCATATTTGCCATTAACTAATCAATCCAAAAGTTTTCCAAGTTCCAGGAGTTCCAGCAATTGTGCATACCCATCCTACATAACCACCAGAAGTAGGAGCTGCATTATAAGTAATATCTCCAACTCTCCAAGTGCCAGTTGTAGGAGCAGCTCCACTTTGTTTAGGAGGAATAGCAAAATAAGTACCTGATTGTGTATTATTGTTTAATACAATTTGACCTGTTGCATAATATGTTGGCTCAGCTTGAATTAATTTAGCGCACCAATTTTGATTGACAAATATAGGCCCTATACAAGTTCCTGATATATAAAGACTATAAGTAGGAGCAGTAGATTCAAATTTATTGTTTTCAATAGTTATATTGTTTGGGTTATAGCAAGCAAAATCGTATGTTGAATAACCAAAAAAATTATTATTTTGAACAATGACTCTATTTTGATTTGTTGTTGATGGAGTATTTAATTGCAATCCAACACCAACACCTAAACCAGCATCGTCTAAAAATCTATTGTTTTGAATAATTACAGTTGAGTTTGATGGAGTATTTAAAGGCTGTCCCCATATACCAATTACTGAAGCCCCTGTTGTGCTTGCAGATTCAATAATATTATTTTGAATAATAAGGTGTTCTTGTACAGTTTGAAACTGTATACCTACTTGAGAAGCACCTACAGAATTAGAAGTTAATATTGTATTGTCTTGAATAATTACAGACCAAGGTGTATTTAAACTAATTGCAGTAGCAAAACCATAAATAAAGTTGTTAATAATAACATCAGCTTCTGTGTTTGATGCTCCTAAAATAATTCCAATATTATTAGCTGTTCCTGCTCCACCGCTTTCATGTACTATTTGATTATTTTCAATAGTTACTAATACAGAATTTCCATTTAAATTAATTGCTGTATTTACTTGATGAATAGAACAATTTGTTATGTATGATTGCCAAGCATTGTTAAATTGAATGCCAATATTAAAACCTTTAATTGCTACTCTATTAACATAAAAGCCATCATTTTGTGATGTTGGATAAGTTCCAGCAGCAGCTAATATTCCAGTAAAGTTTGTACCAGAAAAAGCAACAAAACCAATATCTTCTACAAACTGCATATTGTTATCTTCTACAGAAGCAGTAAAATGTAATCCATCGCATCCATAACAAGAAATAACAGAAGCAACTCCACCATCACCATGCAAAGAAACACCATAAGGTAAGTTTATTTGAGTTGTAATTTTATAAGTTCCTGCTGGAATGTAAACAGAACCACTAGGACCTGCGCCAGCAGTAGTTGTAGAAATAGAATTAATAGCAGCTTGAATAGCTGCTGTATCATCTGTAGTTCCGTCTCCTTTAGCTCCAAAGTCTTTAACAGATACACATTCTTGAAGTTTAGATTGTACAGTACGGTTAACTGCTCCAGTGCTTTGTTCATTATAAGTAACGTTAGAAGAACTAATTACTCCACCAGATAAAGGAAGATTGTAAATAGCTTGTACAACATCTCCAGCATTTAAGCCAGAAGCCATTGTAAACGAGGTAGAAGTAGATTCAGTGTAGTTTACGTTAACTACTTGCTTGCTACCGTTAATAAAAATAGCTAAGTTGTCAATACCTTGTGTATAAGACCAAGGAAGTGTAAATACTGTCTGACCTTGAGTAGCAGTAAAGTCAGCTACAGAAGTACCAGAAGCACTGCCACCGCCTCCACCACCAATAGCAAATAAATTTAAGCTACCTGCAGTGATACGTAATTCTACGCTATCGCTAAGGTTAAAGATTTGAGGAGCAGTGCCTTCTTGACCACGCACAACAGTAAGGACATCACCAACACGTTCAATACATTCCACAATCTCTGATACTTCAGGGTTATTGACTTGTACTAAAGTCAACATGAAGTAGTCGCCAATAGCAGGCTGTGGGAAGTACTGACCTGTGCCTGCAGTAAGTTGCAGAATAGTATCGGTAGGCGTAATAGCTCTAGCTAGTACGGTAGAAGCATTGTTTGTAAATAAAGGACGTGACATTGAATTATCCTACTGTAATAGTGTTTACTAAAAAGCCATTGACTAAACGATTAGTGCTATAGACTTTAATGAATTGGTCTTGTGGTTCTGGTCTTGTCCAAGGAGGTGCTTGGTAATCTGCTACACCACGAACGAAATCCTGTGGCTGTCTCGGCTCCCAATCATCAGGGCAGACCTTAAGACCGTCCCAACGTTGACGTAAGTCTGTAGCACGCATCTTACGACCACAAGCGTCGCAGAGTACTGCCCAGTCACCACGGTCATAACGAGAAAAATAACTCATACTTGAGAAGCGTCGTAGATAGTTAAGTCACCTACACCAACATAGGTGTTTGCTAGTGATGTAGTAATTGTCATCTCTAGACGATAGGTTACTTCAGCTAATCCTGCAACTACTCGTTGGGAAGCAGTCTTATTAACAATAATGGCAGTAGACTGTAGAATAGAAGAAGGACTAGGGTCTACTCCGTTCATCACAATAACAGTACAAACTGCCGTCAGAATAGTCTCTGCAGCAGTTAGAACCTGCGTAAAGTCAAAAGTGAACAACTCACTTTCAGTAGTAATTTTATAAGAAAAGGACTCAGCCATGTTTCTTCCATAACATTATAACACGATTTTTAACAAAAGTCAAAGTTTTATCAGCCTTTTCGACTAAAATATCTCTGTCTTTAACTACCATTGTCATTAACTTCTTAGGCCCGACAATGAAGGTAAACTTGGCTACAGCTCCAAACTTCTGGATAATAGCTGGATACAATTTAACTGCTATGTGACTTACTACAGATAACAACTTTTCTATTAATTTAGAAAGAGTTACAGTGTGTGTAGAAACAACACTTAACAGCTTTGGTATTGCTTTGGTTAAACTAGCTGTAGAGCTAACTACAGTCTGTAAAGTCTTATAAAAGAAGAAATGTACAACAATAGTAACTGTACTTGAAACATTAGTTATAACTCGTTTTCCTGCTTGTTTAAAGATAGTAGCTAAGCTACTTACTGCCACAGATAGTGTCTTAGATACTGATTTAAACAAACTAGCTGTCGAAGTAACCAGGACTGAGAAAGTACGGCTAATTGCTCTACCGATGGTTATTGAACTTACTACAGTTATTGATAAAGCTACTAAGTGCATTGCTATGTCGCTAAGCACCACAATGGTGTGCTCAACAACGGTAGTCATAATCTTACTTATTGCTCTTCCAATAGTCACAAGGCTATTAACTGTTACAACTAAAAGCTTAATTGGTACTTTAACCAATGTAGCTACAGATGTAGAAATAACACTTAATAGTTTTGTTGCTGACTTGATGATACTTGCTGTGCTTGTAGAAGTCACAGTTAAGGTTCTGAATCTAGATACTAATTCGCTGATTGTAGCGTAGCTGCTAGACAAATAAGTAATAAACTTATTGGTAGTTCTAGTAATAGTAGCAGTCGACGTAGACAAGAGTGACTTAATAACTGCTATAGCTCTCTTTATAGTAACTGTCGAAGTAACAGCATAAGTTAAAGTTTTAAACAAACTTTGAAGCTTACTGATTGTTACTGTCGACGTTACTGCGTAGCTAAGTGTTCTTAGTAACGCTAATACTTTAGTAATGGTACTAGTACTCGTAGAAGTAACAGTCAATGAAGGCGTTAACGTGATGTTATCGCCATCATTAATTGCTACTCTATCTATACTAGAACCATTGATTGACATTAACTAAACTGGCATTTAAATGTAAACTGAATTGAATCGCTAGTATTCAAAGGAATGCCTGTAAAGTCACCCTTAACAAACAAGTTACCAGAAGTAGAAGCATCAAATAAACCAGCATTAGTGATTGTCTCACTTGTACCAGCAGTCTGAGTTCCTACAACTTGGAATGTATCGTTTGTTGTGGATGTTGTAACTTGAGAAGTAGTTCCACTAACACGTGGCGTTACCTCTGTAAACAAAGTTGTATCTGTTGCACCAGTCGTACCTGCACCTGTGCCCCAAGCCACATACTTAGGCTGGGTAGCTGCACCACCGTTAAGGTAGTTGGTTACGATGGCTTTTCCAGTATTAACTAGGAGTGTAGCCATTTTTTAAATCTCCAAATGATTCTTTTGATTGGATTCTTATGCCAATAATCTATAACGCCAAGTTCCTCCCTAGTGCCATCAGCACGAACGATGGTGGCAACTAGCTGGATTTCCTTAGCGTTTAGATTAGTTTGCATTAAGTGTGCTGTTTAACCAGCTCAAGAATAATTGTAAAAGTCAGTGTTTGACTTGTTCCTTCATAGTCAAAGCTTGAAGTAATACCGCCCGTAGGTGCTGGAGTACCATTATTTATGATACCACCAAAACGGAAAGCATCCACTTTACCACGACCTGCTAAGTTCCAAATAATCTTATTACTAGAAGGAGTAGTATCTTCCCATAATAGATTAACTGTTAAAAGGTCTTCTACGTCATAAATAATCTTGTTAATACGGAGGCGATTAGCCTTTACTCCGTTAATATCAAAATCACTTAATGAAGAAGGAAGAACAATTTGCTTATAAGCTGCATCAGTCGTTGTTAAAGTACCTTCATACTTAATAACTACGTTACGAGGGCCGTCTACTAACGTTTGAATCGATGTAGTAGTTGTCATAGTAGCCCCTTATTAACGTGTGGTTTCTTCGGCAATAATAGCGTAGTCGATAGTAACTGTCTCGGTAGCAACTGGAGTCAGACCAAAGAAAGGCGACATTAAAGCGTTACTGATAGTAGTACTAGCAGAACCGATAGTAACACCTGATACACGAGCAATCATGTTGTCAGAAACAAACACTTGCAAGTCAGTACCATCGTAGTAGAAACCTACGTCAAGGTACGTATCAGCAGCAACAGTAGTAATACCTGTAAGCAATGTTGTAGAAACGTTGTTAACTACAGAAACCAAGTTCAAAGAAGTTGAAGAAGCTGGTTTGGTAAAGTATAGACGGTCAGTAGTAGCAATAGTGCCACCGCTAACTTTAGACATACCAAAGTTCAATACCATAGCACCTGCAATAGCAGAAGCTTTTAGACGGTGTAAGAACCAGAACTTATTGCCTGCAATAAACTGGAACGAAGCAGCAGTACGATACACAGAAGCAGCAGTAGCGGATACTGGTGTCAAAACACCAATACCGTTTAAGCCATCAGCCAATGCAAAAGCAGCACCGCCAGTGATTGTACGAGCAGCAGCAGCACCTAAGTCTGTGAAGTCATTTTGATATGTAAATACGCTTACGCCTGGGTCAGACGTGGTATGGAAAGGGTCTGGCAATGGATAATCGCCTAGTGGTTTGCCTTTAGCAACGGTGGCAAGACCGTATGTAAATCTTGTTGGTGTGCCCATTTGTATCTCCTAAAAGTGATGGGTTCACGTCAATTAAGACGTTTAGGATAAGAAAGTGTTACGAGTGATTTTTAATACTAGCTACAGGAGTCATGCGTTTCTTTTTAACGCCAGACAACTGACCGCCTTGATTCTCTACTGCTTGGGTGTTACCGAGACCTTTTGGTGCTTTTGCTTTTGGAGCAGCCATATTACTAGGCTTATCTTTAACAACTGCATTCTTAGGCTCTTTAATAATTGGATAGTCCATTATTCATTCCTAGTAAGGCGGTGAGGAAAGAAACGTTTTAAGTTCCTAACCCCACCATTATAACATAATCTAGTTCTCTTGTAAAGAACTATTTAGTCATTAATCTAGTAAATAGTTGATAGCTTCTGCAAGAAATTTAGGATTATCTCTAAAATTACCTAAACCTTGATTACAGCTCATACACAACAATCCACGAACTTTCTTAGTTGTATGGCAATGGTCTACTGCCAGATTTCTAGGTTGTTTCGTTCTGTTATCTATGACTGTTTCAGGGCTTTTGCATATCATACAAACACCGTTTTGTTTTTCTAACATTTCGTTGTACTGTTCTAAAGTAATGCCGAAGCTTTTCTTTAAATCAGTACTTCGTACTCTGTTAGGATATTTTAAGCGGTATTGCTTTTGATAAGCAGCAGCTTTAGCTTTTTTATCCATAATTTCTTAAGAATCAACTACTTACAATCAAGGACCATTCACGCCATATACAGCACGTGGGTCTGACCAACCGAAACTATAACGCTCATAGCCTTTAGCTTTAGCATTCATAGTATCAAAGTCATTGTCTTGGTCAAATGTGATACCAACACGTTCATAGTATTTCATACCATTTTGGATGTTAGTACGCAAGAACCAAGCATGTGGACTTGTAAGGTAATGGTTCATAGTGATACCTTCTGGGATGGCATTAGTTGCCTTCAGAACGTTGATATCGTTATTTGCAGTACCTGATTGGAATACAGACTTCAGAATGCGGTTAGCGTTGTACCATTCTTGACGAGCTACAATCAAAGAACGTGGCATTACGTTAATCAACAAACCACGGTCATTTTGGAAACCCATGATTGCGATTGTTGCATCTTCCAAAGAAGCTTCGGAGAGGTCAACAGACACAGTAGGGGTATTAGCAAAAGTACCACCAGAAGTATTTGGATGAGCTGTAGAGCACAAAGGTTGAGCATCACCACCTGTGTAGGTAGCATTGAACGCACGATTGTAAACGTTAGCACCAATATTTTCTTTGGTTTGACGGAAAGACATAGCTAAAGCAGCAGCACGACGCTTAGAAACTTGCTCATACAAATTGTCATCCAACTCTTCTTTAGTTACGATGTAACCAAGAGCGTATGCAACGTGTGTGTAGCGAGTTACGAAACCTTGAACTTCTGAATCATACTGAACGCCTTGACCTTCAGATTTAACAGGAGCAAGACCAAATCCAGTTAACTGAACGTCTTCCTCGTAGTTTTGATGTGAAGTATCTTTGTCGAACAAGTGAATATATTCTTCAGGATGTTCGTCGTAAGTTTGACCCCACCAAGCTTTAACACCAGGCCATAGGGCCTTTGGGTGAGTACCAGTTGTAATTACACCAGCCATTTTTTATTCTCCTATTAAGCGCCGAAGGCTTGTAAATATTGGTGTTTATTAAACTTCACCAAAACGTTATTGTAAGCACCAGGAACATTGTTTGGCTCTTGGTAGAGACCAACAACTTGGAACATGGAAGCTGCAGTAGCAGAGCTATCGCAAGTTACATAAGTGCTTGATAAAGGTGAAGACTGGGCCAATGTTGAAGACTGGTCAGCAGTAATTGTTGGAACTGCAGTAGCACCAACTTTAGCATCTGCAGAAGCGTTAGCTTGAACAGAGTAAATTACAGCAGGGTCAGTGATAACATAAACATAGGTATATGAACCAGCACTTAAGCCAATCCAGAGTTGTGCTAAGTTTAAGTTAGTACCTTGCAATGAAACACCTGGGTTAGCTACACGAATGGAAGCAATAACACCTAGTGGAACGGAAGCAGCTACAGCTTTAGTAACGAGTGGAACACCATTAGCATCATTACCGACAGCAGACTTCACAACATCGCCAATAGCGTATGTGTTGGATGCGTCGTTAGCGATAGCGTAAAGTACGCCTTGCTCGTTAAAGGGTGCACCAGTGATTGTGCCAACTGGCGACAATCCTGTTACGGCATTTACGTTTGCCATTTTTTTTCCTTAATTAGAAAGTTTTAAAATTTAATACCAGCATTGTAGAAACCTGTGGAGTCTACGCCAGGTGTATTACCACCACGGATTGCTGCATCGGTTTTGTCGTTACGCTCTTGTAATTGACGTTGGTCCTCAAGCCACCACTCTTCTTTGATTTTCATCAAATAAGCATACATTGGGTCGCCCTTCTCACCAGCCCCTACTAAGAACCTAACCTTATCTCCTACATCGGTGTTACGTGATGTAACATTATCCGTAACGCCACCTACCTCGCTAGGGTGAACAAACTCATAACCGTTTTCAGTGGCATTCTGGATGCGCCCAGGCGTGTCATTGAAAATATGCAAGTGATACCCTTCAATTTGGTTTCCTACTTGCAGCTTACCTTGAGTCCCATTAAATACGCCTTTTTTACGTTCACGTGGACGCTCTACCTTAGTAGACTCTGGTACAGCTTTAACTTCTTTTTTAATTTCAGTCATGTTCTTTCTCCCTTAATCCCATTCATATTCTGCAACATAAGCTTCTTTGGTCATAAGACCTTGCTTAACGAATTTATCACACGCTGCTTTAGCTTCTGCAGGTAAGTTGTTGTAAGATTTCTTTCCAGTACCCACTGATGGTCTAGCTGTCCCATTAGAGGAGCCTTCCATTGGATTCTGTACTCGTTTCTTACCAAACTTCTCTGGTAGCATTGCTGTAAGCTCCTCATCTAGTTTATCCAAGAAGGCTTGACCGTTAAGGCTAGGGTTCTCACGACGGAGTTCAACACCTAATCCATTAGCAATACCAGTCATTCTTGTATCTTTACCAAACCAGTCATTTTTCTCAATCCATGTATTTAAGATTGGGTCAGTAGTGACTTGTGGAACTTCTTTAGCTTTTTCTTCAGCTTCTTTTAAGTCTTGTTTTGCTTCTAGACGCTCTTCTTTAATAGCATCCATGGCATCGTCAATCGCTATTGCTCTATCACCATCGCCTTGCGTAATTGCTTCACGCTTAGCTTGCTTCAGATTTTCTAGCTGACTTTCCAAGTCTTTGGTCTTTCGCTCAAATTGTTGCTTTTGAAACTCACGAAACTCTTTAGCAGTTTCACGTGCTTCTTCAGCCATCTTTTTAGCTTCACCTAATTCTTTAAGCAGTTTCTCATTGTTCTTACGAAGGATTGGCATAAT